TACATGCTGGCAGGTATCAAGGGCTTGCCGCTCTTCGGTGCAGCCGAGGTGCTTGCGTCGATGCTCATGGGTGACGATGACGAGCCGTACGATCTTGAGCAAGAAGTGCTTGATGCAGTAGGCACGCTGGGTCTGAATGGTCCGGTTAACGAATTGCTTAACGTGGATATTGGCTCTAGAACTGGCTTCTACGGCCTTCTCTGGCGTGATGATCCAAAGCGGCTTGCCGAAGTTGGTATACCGGTTTACATAATGGAGCGCATTGCTGGCCCGACGTATGGCCTTGTTGAGGCAGCGCGGCGTGGGTTCAACGACTTCGCTGAAGGAGATATACAACGAGGATTTGAAGCAATTCTTCCTGCACCCCTGCGTAACCCGCTAAAGGCTATGCGATACGGTATAGAAGGTGCTTTAACTAGAGATGGTTTGCCTATCGTTGAGGACGTTAGCGCCTACAACTCCATGATGCAGATACTAGGCTTTGCCCCGGCAGATCTGGCCGTGGCTCAGTCACAGCGTGGTGCGACTTACGAGATTGGCGAGAAGTTGAAGAACCGTCGTGTTGCTCTCTTGACTAACTTGTATGCGGCACGGAAGGCGGGGAACGCAGAGGCGGTAGAAAAAGCAATGGATGACATCCGGTCGTTCAACGAAGCCAATCCTGCCTACCGTATTAAGGGCAGCACCCTCCGTAAGTCTTACGAAGAGCGTGAGCGCCGTGCTCAACAAGCAGTTGGTGGAGTGTTCCAGCCAAGGAGCTTGCGTATCGCTACGTCTGAATACATGGCTGATTTGGACGAGGAAGAGGGGCTGCTCTAAGCCACCCGCCACACTCTAACGCCAAGGTGTCCATCCTTGGACGCGGCATAGGCTTTCACCTTGATGCCGTGTGCCTTGGCGCGAGTGTCTACTATATAAATCAAACCGGCTGGACGGACGGTGGGGATGAAGAACGAGTCCCCAACGTCCATACCTTGAAAGGGAAAGATCCACTCAGGTTCGATCAACTTTTCCATCGGCAATCAGTTTCTCTACCAACTCTTTAGGATTGCTTAGCTTAAATGCGTAGCATCTAATGCCGTTAAGTGTGCCGCCTTTCCAGCCAGTGCCTAGTCGTTTCTTCTCCTCAACCTTGAGCAATACGCCTTTCTTGTCCAAGGTGTACCGCATCTCCTCGGTGCTGACTTTGCACTCTAGGGCGATAAAGTCGTTAAACATCTTGGTCGGCACGTACATCATGGAAGTATCTAACTCCATACGTCCCATCAACGGGCCGTATATCTCGGACGTACTGACACCGTCGTTAAAGATCAAGAAGCCACGATGGTTGTTATTAAAGTACTCGGTGATGAGAGATTCATAATCAATCGTCTGTTCTTTGACGGTCTTATCCCGCACCATGATCGACTGCAACATCACGGCATTGAAGATACGCTCGATGTCGTAGTTAACAATTCCCGCCTCGTTAGCAAACTCAAGCCCTGCAAATGATGCAGAGGTAGAGTTCAAAAAGAAGCGATGCGTGATGTCATTACCAAACCCAGACTTCTTGATGCGGTCTTTCCACTTGGCAATGCACGCTTCGATCTCGTCATCTGTCAGAGTCACTAGGTACTTGATGTACTCACGCCCTGCCCATCCATAGTTGGTGTTAAACGGGTCAAATATCAGATCACCTGCGTCAGGGTTATCCTCAAGGTACTTCGGCCTAACAATTCGATACTCCATGTAACGCGCCAACTCACCAGTCGGGTTGCGCTTTGTGGCAAACAACTTATCCATCATCGACTCGTTTGAAGTCCAGATAGATATCAACGCTGCGCTCAACTCCATCTCACGCTCGGCGTTAACGCTTGCCTGCATACGTATCTTGCCCTTGCCTTGGGAGATAGAGTGAATCAGGTTGGACAGTTCCTTCGGGTCTTTGTCCTTTACCTCGTCGATGCCAAGCAGGATGTTCTTCAGGTTCAAGGCACGTTGCACGAATGCGTTATCGGTTGACTTGAAGATGCTGGCCTCAGCCGGTGACGCCCAGACACTCACACCCGCAAGTAACGCACCGGTCTTGGCAGCGCCTGTGTTACCGGTATAGCAGAACGTCATGCCCTTCGTAGAGCAGTACTTCATTAGAGGAGAACCGAACGACATCCCCACCACGAAAGCGTGCATCTCAAATCCAACACGGTTGAGTTCCCCTGCACACTCCTTCCACTTCTCGTAGGAACCTTTCGGAGCCATCATCTTCGCCACGCCCTTCACAAGCGGTGACGTAGCGGCCTTCTTCTCTACACCCCTTTTATCAATCTCAATCGCGCCAAGTACGAACGCGCTGTTATCTTCAGCCCATCCCATCTGACCACGAACAATGTCGGCAGCGCCCTGCGCCTGTAAATAGTGTGCCCATTTAGTCATGTAATCCACCAACATCGGCCATAACTTTTGTGACGGAGGTGCAATGCCCTCCTTACCCAATGCTTTCTTAAACGTATCAAGCGAGTTGATGGCTTCAAACGGCATATCAAACTCACGCACCTCGTGCGGCATAACAATCCGAACTACGTAAATCTCACCGCCGTTTGTGCTGTACTTGCGCTTGATGGGAAAGAAATCATTATTCGACAGCAGTATTGGATCTGGCTGGTGTCGTGATCCATCCTCGTCAACTTCAGCGGGAGGCAAGTAATAGATACCTCCGTTCTTGCCACGTACAAACGGCTTCAGGTACGTGGGGAAGATTGGAACTTCTTGGGGATTCTCCGCGACCCGAACTGAGTCCTCCTCGGAAATCTCTTCGACGGTTGGTGCTTCGGCAAGTCTTCGTCCGACTGCCAGAGGATTTGTGATGCGTCCTCTGAAGGGGCAGCCGTCGCAGCCACCGGGGTTGAGGTCATTAAACTTCTCGCACGAAAAAGGTTTTCCATGCGCTTGATTAGCCTTCTTAACGGTATGGTCATGGCTGTACTCCGGGTGGTCCTCCGACATCAAATGAATCGCTGTCTCCCAGTCCGTGCAGTGACGAGCGATAGATAGCCCTGCGTACCACAGTGGTTCTTCCAACGTGACAGCGTTCGTCAGGATGTTCTTGATCTGAGCGCACCCCTGATCGCTCAGACTCTTCTCGGCAATATCTTGGAACACCGTCTCGTAGTTGTCGTACTTGACGATCTTCTTCGTATCCTCGTCCAGACCTCGCGGCAGAATGTCGAATATAGAACTCGGCTCTTCCTCTGCCTGCCCCAAGTAAGTCTTGAACTCTTCGTAAGACCACTCAGTAAAGTCCGTATCAAGCAGGCGTGTCTGTAGTGGCGGATCAGTTTTGTAATTCAATGAGTCTGGGCAGCGCAAGATACGAGCCATGTCAGCCGTAACTGCTGGGTCAATCTTGATGTGATCCAGACACAACTTCTTAAACCGTGTGGCATAGCCCTTCCACTCGGCGCTCGGTATGTCCTGATCGAGAATCCAATACGCATGGATACCACCACCCGAATCCACCCTGACAGGTGGAGGCAGTTCCGCAATACGGACAAAGTCATCTAGTGCAGCAAGGGCTTCTTCCTTGCTTGCATACTTCTTCGGATTGTCTGCACCAACATCCAGATCAATGAAGAAGGTCTTGCAGTACGAAGCGCAATCGGCCTTCCTACTACGTTGGCTAAAACTATGAAGTGCTACGAATACATTTAACTCGCTCTCTTGTAATCCTTTAACACATTGATCCAATTCGCTGAGCGACTCTGCAAACCGATGGTAGGTTCGACCATCTCGGTCGATACCGGCTGCACAGTACAGACCCTGCGACGGTAATGCTTTCTCGTAAAATTCTTTTTGCATACGCGCCTACAGATAAAAAAGGCGGGGCAAAAGCCACCCCGCCAAACCGAGAACCACTAGATTAAATCAGAGTGGTCCTCCTACCATATCAGCCAGATACATCTTCGCGTCAATATTAGTTTTGGCAGGGAGTACTCCCTGTTCCATATCTTTCTTGACGAGGTCGATGAAGGCTTCAACCGTTCTGCGCTTCTCCTCACGTATGTACTGTCCACGGAACCACGCATAAACCGTGGTCTTGGATACTTCTAGTACTCTGGACACGTGTACCGCAGGAAGATTGGCATCTACGCAGATTCTGCCAAGTTGAACTCCCAAGCGGTTCGGGTCAGCGTCCCGTAGTTCAAGCAGGAACTTATCACCGTATGACCGCATGGGAACTCCTTACTTCTTCGCCCACTTCTTGACAACGTCGGAAACGTCACCAGAGGGGGCGGCTTCAGTCTTCTTGTTAGCACCACGCAACTTCGGCTCATCGTCCATCGCTGCCTGACCAGTAACGACGGAACCTGTCGGCACAGCAACAGCCTCGTCAGTCTGGAACACGGTAAGTTTGATGGCGTTTTCAGCCGCTGCCGATTCACGCTGCCGCATGATGGCATCAACGTCGCTCTCAGGTACAACACCAACAGGCGAGAACAGCAGCTTCGGTACAGGCGACTTGGTGTCAAACTGCATACGAGTGACGACGCGACCTGCGCTGATCTCGTTGTCAGCGAGTTTCTGGATGTACGGACGGAACGGCCACTTGCCGCCTTCTTCCTTACCAAAGCACGAGGTGGCAGGCAGAACCAACTGCATGACATCCCCTGCCGGGTCATTTGGCAGAACAACCGCCGTACGCCATGACAGACGACACGCCGTGCCGCTACCGCCTTGACCAGAACCCTTCACAGAGAACTGACACTGATCACAAGCCGATGCTTGCGGGGTCTTCACTTCTGAATCAGGAGTCTTGGAGTTGGACGACCAGCAAACAGGAGCGATCTTCTCGCCTTCCTTGTACGCACCAGAGTAGTACTGACGGCTTGCCGTGTGTGCCATACGGACAAAGACCACGTTCATGTGGCGATCTTCGATAGCACCAATCTCTTTACCGCCAGACATCTTACGGAACACGCCGCCCTTGATGCTGATGCGCTTCGGAAGGTTGCCACCGCCACCGGCTACTGCGCGGGTATCGTCGTCTACGCCACGGGGAAGTGTGGCGAGTTCGCTCTTCAAACTTGCAATGATATCGTTACTCACTTTATTTACTCCTTGTTTGCTCTACGTACTGTGACACCGAACTCCCGCATCACATTCACTCCCGGTGGGAGTCCATCACCCTCGATGTCTTTAAGGTGCTGTTTGAAGTTGCCTTGATGGATGCGGCGCTCAAGCAACTGAACTGCTTCATTATCTAACACGTACTTATAAAACCCATCCCAGTCTTGGCAGAAGAAGCGTTCGTTAATCTTACGCATCACCGTACCGTGACTAGTCTTGATGCTGTCGGCATTGATTGAATTACAAACCTCAAGCATCGCCGTCTCTAACTTCATCATGTCTTCTTTTAACAGAGCATCTTCCGCTTCGTACTTTTGTTGCAGCCGTTCGCGCTGTGTACGTAGGTTCAGATACGCTTCAACTAATTCTTCTGTATTCACACTTCCTCCACTTCATCCAACTCTTGTTTGTACAGATCGACTATCTTTTGATGACTGTCTACCTTACCTTGCAGCATCGAATACATCTTGCGCTCAACATCCGAACCTTGCAGATGAACCACGGTCATCTTGTTCTTCTGTCCAACGCGCTCGATACGTCCAATGCACTGCAAATATGTCTCTACACTCATGACTGGCGACCAGAACACAATCGTGTCAGCAGCCGTTAGCGTGATGCCATGCGCTGCCGATTGAGGCTGAATCACTAGTACTCGCGGATCTTCCATCTTTTGAAACTGATCAATGATTACTGACCGTTCTTTCGCACCAACCGAGCCTTGAATCACCGCGCTCGTTAGTCCTTCGTTGGTCAAAAATTTCGTGATCACATCAATAGTATGGAGGTACGGAACGAATATTACAACCTTATTTGTAGTTTCGTCTAGAACTTCTTTCAGGATGTTAAGGCGTGGCGAGACATCAAACTCGATTACTTGATGCTTGTCCGTGTACACCGCACCGCCTGATATCTGTAAAAGTTTTTGTATCGACGCCGCTGCATTGACAGCAGAAATCTGTTGCCCCGCTGCTTCAATCAGCATCTGACTTTTGAGCGTCTTGTAATACTTACTTACCTGAGCACTAAGCGGAGCGATTCTCGTTTGGTACGTAAGTGTCGGTAAATCAAGGCATTCTTGCTTGGTGTATCTAACAGCCGGTTGCAGTGCCGAGAAGACTTGCAGTTTGTAGTCGTGTTTGGGCAGCCACTTGAACCTGCTGACTTGATACATAACTTTATCTCGCCATGCAGTAGAGAACTTTGGCACACGTTGGGGCGAGACCAATCGCGCTAAGCCAAACGCATCAAGCGGTGACTGTGATGCAGGAGTACCCGTCATCATCCAGAGCCACGTGTCGGGTGTCATCAACTTGGCTAACGTCTTCCACCGTTTAGTGCTGACGGTTTTGTATGCGTTGGCCTCGTCAATAATGATCAAGTCAAACTTGGCGGCAAGCAGTTCGTTGAAGACTACGTGTGTACCGTCGTAGTTAATGATCGTGAAGTCGTAGTTCTCTTCCAGAATCTTCTTGCGTTTGTTGCTCGTGCCGTACGCCACGCCGCAAGTGCGGTGCATAGCAGTCTTAAAGATGTCGGCCTGCCACGCTGAATACATGATCGACAGAGGGCAGATCACAAGTGCTTTCTTGATAATACCTTTATTCATCAAGTAGTCAGCCGCCCAGATAGCCGCCGATGTTTTACCTGTGCCTGCCTCATTGAAACAGAACGCACGTTGGCGCAGCGTCAAGAACGAAGCCGTATCACGTTGGTGATCAAACGGTTTATGTATTCCCGGCCAGTCGTATTCTTTCAGTATGGGCGACGGCAATTTAGGCAGGGTGACATTGGGCTGTGCCTCGTCGATAACCTCTGCTGCCACGCGCATCTCTTGATGCCCCCAATAGAGCAACAATTCTTTGACGTTGTGCGCGGCGCTAACTACCTCGCACTTCTCGACGTTCTGATAAATCGTATCTGCTAATTTTGTAGGGATACTGAACTTTACTGCTGTGTCTTCTACTATTTGCATAACTTACCTTTGTAGTGAAAAGCCCGTCTCGTGGGCCAGACGGTTGATGCTCAAGGTGGAGGCTGTGTCATGGATATAACACGCGTGGGCTTGCCATCAACTGACGCGGTTTGCGGGTATGTCATGATTCCGCAGAGTCGAATTCACGGGGTGATACTCTTCTCCCTCACACTCACGCCTTATGGGGACTATTTCATCGCTCCGCTCGACTTGCGACGGAACGAACGATTCTTACTTGGTGACTCTAGCCGAGTGCCGTCACCGTTGCTACCGCCTTTTGACAGTGCTTTAACGTGGGCAACATCCTTACCCTTTCGGCTAATACCTTTTTTATCGTAGCCACGACGCGCACGCTGCCGCTCCATGCGGTCATCATGTTCGCCACGCTCGACCTGCTTTTTATACTCGTGCTTATACGGACGAGGTTTGTTCACGTACGGCATATCAACGCTCCCGATAAAACTTGCATGAATCAATAGGACACCATCCGCACAAGCCGCTCGGTGTGGCAGGCCACATACTGTTCTCGTATGCCAACCGCAACCGCTCTAGGCTAGGCAGGAACTCTGCCCACAACTTACTGATATCGTTACGGCTATACTCCTCAGTCACGAACGAGTTACGTGTTATGAAGAGCAATCCCGCCTTGATGTTCATGACGGACGGGAAGTGCGCGTAGGTCATCAGCGCCATCAATTTTAACTGTTTTGAATCAGCGTACTTATTGTTACCAGTCTTGTAGTCCACAATAAACGCCTTGTCTTCATCGACGATCAACAGGTCCACGATGCCACGAACCCATCGGTTCTCGTCATCAAAAGCGCATGGCTCACGGTCTAAGTTCAGAGCCATCTCGTGTTCAGGGTACTTCTGACCCGGTATTTCAAGCAGTGCATCCAACGCCGGTTGATACTGCTGATAGTTCTTAACGAGGGGCGTACCGTCCCTAACGTAGTTTTCCAATGCCTCATGGACTTCCGTCCCGTAGGACATCTCTAGGGTGACTTTCTTCGTGTAGTCCTTGGCAATCTTCAGGTGATAGTACTGCTTTGGGCAGTTCAAGTATTCCTTGAGGCTACTGAATGACCACTTGATCACAGTCCTAAATCCTGTAGTTGTTTACGCAAACGCACGATCTCTTTCCAAGTCTTGTGGTTTACTTCCGACATTGTTTTGACGTAAATAGTCAACGCTTTGACTTCCTTGCGAAGTTCTTCCAAATCCGTAGGAGGATCAGGGACTTCCAAAGTCCAATCCTCATCAGCAGTCTCCGTATGATCTTCCATACTTCGCCTCACACGCCACAGGTAAACCCGTCGCCCACCTCGGAGGAGTAGACATTACTTGTACAATAAAGGCAAGTGCGTCTTCTAGTTCACGCTCCGGTACAACGATCACCGCTGCGTCATGCACGGTCAGGACTGGTCTGTACTTCTCTTTGATCATGAGCATCTGCTCACCGACGATAATTCTTGCCAGTGCTTGCACGATGTTCTCCACGACAGCCCCGCCCCAGAGGTTGACTTCACCTTTGCGGGACTTGTAGACAACCTTGTTGTCATCTGTCACACGTAAGCCGGGATATCGTATATACAAACCGTTAGGGAGCTTCATCCCCTCTCGTTCTACTAATACACAGGAGTGATCATCAAGATAGTATGGTTTGCCTTCTTCGTCGTAGTGATCCTTCGGCCATCGCATGATGTCCTTTATCGCCTTGTCGGAAGCCTTCCACAACATAGGTATTTTGTCGTTAGTGGTGCGATACAGGTTCACGATGTTCTCGCACTCGGCTTCTTTCAGATCAGCACCGGGCGGCTGAGTCTTCAGCGTGTGTCGTAACTTGGCAGCGCCAGTCCCGTAACCCAACCCAAGGATGCAGGTCTTACCGACGAATCGCTCGACAGGGTCGGCCTTACTAATCGGTCGCTTGTAGATCTTCGATGCGAACTCGGAGTACACATCCCGCTTGTCACGGAACTGCTCGACTAACTCCTCCTGTCCTGCAAGCCACGCCAGCACACGCGCTTCGATCTGTGAACTGTCACAGTTAATAACAACATAACCATCAGGAGCTAGTACGGACTTCTTCAATGACGCCTTCTGCTTGTCACGGCTCGGCAGGTTCTGGAAATTGACCGCGTCGGACCCGGCCCACCGACCTGTATGTGCGCCGTAATACTTAAGAGGGATAGGTAGCCGACCGCCGTTGCGGTTCCCAATGCCGATAAACCGCTCGATGCGTGACTCTTCGATGGTGGACTTAGTACCCAGACGAACCGCGCATAGTTGCTGCACGATAGGATCTTCATGCTCGGTCAGAGCAATGAACCCTTCATCGTTCTTGGCAAGAGCAAAGGTCTCCTTGCCCGTAGTCAGACTTGTCTTCATTGGCACAGATACGCCAAGATCCTTCAGCACCGTTGCAAACTGCGGATTGCTTGCCAACTTTGCCCTGACTGCCTCCTCATCGCCAACGTCGAGAATACCTTTCAGACCCGACAAAAGTTCGTTCTTCTCGGCGCGGATGTCGTTCAACCTCTGGCGTAACAAGTCCCTGTCAACGCGTAGCACCGGCTGCGTGTACATACGCAGCGTCATGTCGATCAGATCGAGTTCTGAGGAAGGTATTTGCTCAACCAGTTTATTAAAAAGAGCAAAGGTAAGGTCAACGTCATTAATACAATAACTAGCGTACCTATCAATATCCTCAATGCTAAATTCTTCGCGTCTCTTACCCAACGCATTAACCACCTCCGTTCCCTTCTCGCCTAATCTGTACCGCTCTGCCAAAGCCTTGAGGCTTCCACCGGCATCGACGCCGTGGATTGCTCGTGCCATGCACAGGGTGTCAAAGTAATAAGCAGGGATGATGTCGAATATGAAAGAAAGAATCGCCCCGTCAAACTGGGTGTTATGACAGAGCAACGCCGAATCACTCCAATCAAACTTGTTTAGGTAAGCCTTGATCTGCGAGTGCGTCCCGCTGAACCACTCGGTCTTACCATCCATAACCTTTACGCCCACACCGATGACTTCAAACCGCTCGTCACGGATGTATTCTTCCGTGGTCATACGAGTCAGGCTGTAGTCCTTGGCGTAGTACGTTTCAAAATCAAGAGTTATGAAACTCATATTTCCAACCTTTACCTGTCTCCACAAACCCTGCTAACCGCAGCGCCTCCACCGAACGACAACCACCAAACTTGTATCTGTGTGATCTGAAAGACTCAGGCGTAGCAAACTTACGCTTGCACTCCGTACACCTTCTTTCTTTTACGACGACTGTCATTCTTCAATCTCTCCACTTCCCGACGTAGATAAATAATTTCATCTCGACACGCCCACAACACGCTGCCCACGGTAAGAAACTTCATCTCCGTTGTCGTCGAGGCATCGTTGATATCGTTGGGGAGTGCTTGGATCAAATCAAGGATATCATCTTCGATTTCCACGCAGTGCCTCCAATTCAGTCTTCAAAGTATTGATCTCTAATGAAATCACTGTAACCTCGTTGAACAACCCCGCCCTGCGAATATTTTCTAATGACCGTTCTAACAATTTTTGTTGGGACTGGCCGTATCCCCACGGAGCGGCGTTCATCTCGTCCTTCCACGCGCCGGGGGGCGACATATCGTCTACCGTCACGCCGTTCGACTGTCCCACCTTCGGCTTTGATTCGTTCGTCATATTGTCTGATCCCACGGTGTACTGCTGTTGCCATGTGATGCTGTGGCATATTCCATAGCACCATTAAATCCTTGTAGGTCATACGCTCGTCAAGTTCTTTGGCTCGGCGCTTACGCTCCAACAAAAACAAGTATTGTTCATACGACAGAGCCAAGTTAAACCTCGACAGTCTTGTGTAGACCTTACCTTCTTTCCTCTTGTCTCGTCTCATCTCGCACCAACACTAATAGTTTGCTCATCACTTGGCTTTGCGTCTTCGGCTTACCTTGCCGATGATTCTCGTCAAATTCATTCGCCATCGCTGTGATTATGTCCCAATCAATGTGAGACAGTTTTAAATCATCTCCAATCTGTGCCCAAACTTTCTCCTGCGGTGGCATCTGCACCACGTGTTCAGGCTTGATGTCCAAGTAAGACACATCGTCATCATCGTTTGAAGTCATCTCTGATCTCCTGAATAAGTTCTTGAATCTGGTTAGTCCACGGGGCTGTCATGCCCTCGCGGGGAAATAGTTTTACTGACGGATAAAACAGGCTACTGCGTCCGTTCTTGTGATTCCAATACCAAAGTTTGTTTGCATCAAGCACATAGGTCGGCCTACCCATCGCCCCTGCAATATGCACATTGGCATTCGACACAGACACCACCGCATCGCACAGCAACATCGTTGCAGCGACACCTTCTAGGTCAAAGAAGTTACTGACGGTGGTCTGCCACACTTGCTTGCCAGTCTTCTCTTCAAACGGCTCAATGTCATACTCAGGCTTGCCATATTGAAGGTTGATAACCTTGACGTTCGGGATATCCCACAGGCCGATCAACTCTTCCAATGCCACGCTCTTGTGCTTGTCGATACGAGGCGCGGTGCTTGCCCACGACAGGCCAATAACAAACTCTTCTCCGGTCAGACCCAACTCTTGCTTGACCTGTTCGGCGCGCTCGGGGTTTGCGTAGATGTATCTTGTAGCACCCAGAATCTCTATGTCTTCTGATCGTTTAATGAAGTGTCTACCAATACTGCCAATTGCAATCTGCGAATCGTAATCGGAGTTCTTCACCTTGGAGTCATGTGGAATAAAAGTAATGTGTGGGTTCGCTCTTTGAAGCATTCCAATCAGGCGAACGTCGATCATGACTGTGACTTTCTTTGTACAGTTTTTAACTAAACTCAACAGGCTTGAGTAGATCAACTGATCGCCAATGCCTTGCTCACACCACACAAGCACAGACTGATAGGCACGATGCGGTCGCCACTCGGGAAGTCTGGTCTTTAGTTTGGGCGAGTTAAAAACGCTGCTGTCCCACCGCTGATCGTACAACTCCCATCCGCGCTCAAAGTTGCCGGTCTGTAACTCAATCAGACCCATCGTCCACTTGGCATCTGCGCTGTTCGGATCAAGTTGTAAGGCTCGGCTAAAATCTTCTTTAGCCTTGTCCCAACGCTTCATCTCCCAATGCACTCGACCCCGCTGCACAAAGGATGCTACGACAAGCGGATGCAGTTCGATGATTGTGTTCAGGTTCGGTATAGCGTCATCAAACTTGTCGCCCTCGATGTTAGCGAGTGCGTCCTTGAACATGTCTTGTAATGATCTCACCAGTAATCCCTCCCGCCACGCTTGGCTCCCCATGCAGGGGGCGGCACGTGTGCCCATTCGCGTTTACGATACTCGTCTGCCCTTCTGAAAAAACCAAGTAACCACTTGATCATGCTGCTTCCCCTTTTTTTACTTCGTAACTCTTATCTACCACGCCCTTGTCACGGTTGCCTACGAAACAAGACCGAACAAACGTCTGCGCTCCCGTAGACAAATTACGCAAGTGCGCTCGTCTGAAGTGATACCTCGGCCCGTCACGCTCACCGCCACCGCATCGGCTACCCAATGTTTCCTTGACAGTGCCATGCGGCAGTTTCAAAACATGATACTCAAACCCACCCACGCCTTTCTTTTGGAATGTTCTGCTGCGTGTGTAGGACTTATCCTGACGCCGTTCCAACGTCGCGCCAACACGTAATGAATGACAAGCCTGTATAGCGGCACTCATACCCGCCATGTGCATAGAGATGATGCTGTACGGATGTATACCGCCTTCTTTTTCTTTAATCGCCTCTAAATCTTCTTTGGTATAAACCTTATTATCGTCCAGTACTTTTTCTCTGGTAAATGTCTTCATAATGTTTACTTCTGTGGCTTGCTGCCCGTTAGTATCAATCATTATTAACGGCGTAAGTAACATCATGTAATAGGCAGACAGTCTCCACTTGATAGGAGAGTTCAGCGGGTTTGTCTTAAACTTCGTGAAATTAAATAAGGTTATCGGATACCGTTTACCTAACTCTGAATCTTTGTAGCCCAAATCAGCAAGCGGTATGGGCGAATCGGTGTTAAGTTTCTGATCAATGATCATTGTGACAATGGCTTCGGGAGGATCGTCCTCAAACAACGACTTGATTGATTCAGAGTCCCGCAATAAAAAATATTGATTATTGATTGGGTATTCAAACGTAGTGACTACGTGTGGCATGACACCTGTAGATACACACTCTTCCTTTGAAATCTTCAAGTGTAAGTCTCGGTAAATCTCACCGTTCATAGGTAATACAATGTGCGCGGCATTACGCACCATCTCTGCGGTGTGTCTGTACGCAATGTGCCCGTTCTCCTCGTAACTCTTCTCAAGATCAATTACTAATTCAGCGGCGTACTGTGGTAAGTAATCTTTCTCGATCACGCACGCTTCCTCCGGGCGATCTCGCGCTTCAGGTAATACTCTGCCTTCTCAAGATCCTGCACCGGATCGACGCCTTCTTTCTTACCTGCGCGAACCACGTACTTCACGACGTTGAACAGATAGGCGTTCTCGGTCAGACCTTTGGCTTCAGCAAAGTCAATGAAGTCGATGCCACCTGCTGTGTAATGTGGTGGGTTGTTGACGGGATCAGTAAATGCAGAAGCAAGCCGGTACTTGGGTCTTCCAAGATGTTTATTAACTTCCTTCCAACGCTCTGCGGCTGCTGTAAGAGACTTGTTTTCTACCGCATCAAGTTCGTTTCTTAACTGCTGTACTGCATTAATAATCTTAGGCGATTTCTTTTTACCGCCTTTCTTAACTTCGTTACGGACAAAATAAACATAGTTGATCTTCGCCTTAGTCTTCTTGGCAATTTCTTTGGGCGTAAGACCTTGCTCGGTCAAACTGACGATTTGCTTATATATAGACATGATTCAATCTCCTTGCGTAGGTTGCCTACGTTTGTTTCATCAATTACTAATGCGATGCCACCTGCTTTGCGGATGTCATCGAGATGTTTCAACTGAAGTGCAGTTGGCTTATTACCATTTGCCTTACACTCTATACCACAGAATCTTCCCTCCACGCAAACCAAAAAATCAGGGGTGCCAGAAGAAGAGAAACCAGTTCCCATCGGCATGGTGAAGTAGGCTCCCATATCACCTAAGACTTTCTTCACCTTCGATTTGACCTTGCTCTCGGGCGTCACGTGCATCTACCTCACCTATGTACCAAGTGAAGTAATCGTAGTGCCAATCGCGGTCTGTTACCATCCTGTATACGTCGTACAGATGTCTTCTATCATCTTTGGTTGATTTGTTTAGGTCGCTTGTCGCATCCAATATCAACCTAAACAATCTTTCTTCGTCTCCTGTCATTGTCAGGACTCCTGTTCGCCTTTGAGTGATACGAAATACTCATAAGGCACGACGAGTGCATACCGCTCACCAATGCGCCACCCAATCTCGGAAGAGACTTCTGGGTAATACTTTTCTCTCGTGATAAGGATGCTATCCATCGAACTAGTCCACGCATAACTGCCTATGCCTATGTTCCCCTCGACAACGTGCAGCCTGTCCCAATCAAACGCATTGATCATGGCTATGCGTTCCTTGATCAAGTCAGGCAGCGTATCGGCTGTGAAGTACCTGTACATTTTGTTACCCATATACAACTTGTATGTCTCACCGTTGTAGATACAGAGAAACCTGATGCGGTCTCCCGTTATGTTCAACGGCTCTAGACTGATACGTGCTGTTCTGGGGTTGATCTTTCTTGGCCTAATCCTTGAGTCCATCACGGCTCACACCTTGGCGATCAGATAG